TTTCAATTTTACTTCTTAAATAACCTTCAGCATAAGCTCTTGTTATTTCAGCTTTAAATATTTGAGGTATATGAGCTTTTATATCTTCTACCATTTCTTTTGTTGCTTTAAAATCTACAGTAAAACCACTTTCAAGATTATTATAATATTGCATTAAGTGTCTAAATTCATGATTTATAGCTCTTACTATATTTTCTGTGTTGCTATTTATATAAATTATTCCACCTGGATGGTCTTCATCTCTAACAAACTGATTAGCTTCATTACCAATTTTTATTTCTATTGTAGTAGGTATACCAAGTTGTTTTAAAACATTTTCATCATAAATATCACTAAGTTTTGTAATTTTTGTATCTTTATTATACTTAGGACTTATTAAATCATCAAAAGCATTATCATCTACAAAGATATATTTATTACTAATATAATCTCTGTCTATACTTATACCGTTATACTCATTTTCAAAATATTGTTTTAAATAATTATATATGTCACCTTCATTATTTATATATCTTCCTTGTTTTTGTATTTCAGTTAATATATCTGGTGATAAATATTCTTTAGCATTAGTAATTACAGTATTTATATCAGCTAAAGCTTTATCAAGTAAAGGTAGTTGTTCATTTAATATACTATTTGTTAATGCTTTTGCAGAATATTTTGTTAATCTACTATGATAAGTAGATTTATTCTCATTTTCTCTACCAAATACTACAGCATCAAGCATGTTATAGTAAGTATCTACCAAAGCATTTTCAGCTTGTATTTGGTCGATTCTTTGTTTAGGAGTCATACTATTATTAAGCTTGTCTATAAATAATATTTTGTCTTTATTTACCTTTTCGTTTTCTTTTAAAATTATACCAAATTCTTTTATATTATCAAGTGTCCAACCTTTAGCAACTTTATCATGCTCATATAATTCAGCTAACAACTCTGATTGATTCATTTTATAAAGTAAGAATGTAATATCTTGTTGAGATAATCTTTTTCTATTATAAAGTGTTTTATAAAATCTAGTTAACTCTGGGAAAGTTTCTGCAAAATTTACTTTAAGTTTTTTCATAGTACTATAACTAGCACTAAATTCTACATCAGAATAGTAATGTATAGCATGATTAAGTTCATGTATAAATGCATGTAAAATATCAACTTCATCTTTTAATACAATAGTTTTGTTAGGTATATCACATTTAGGCGTAGCAGATTCATTATCTATTATTACATTCCAATCTTTTAAATTATTATATAACCATTTTGAATCTATATTATAAAGCTTAATAAATCTCTAGTAGGTATATTATCAATTTGCATAAACATATTTTTAAAGGATTCTTCTCTAGTAATATTACCTATAGGATTTAATATGCTTTTTGGTAATATATCTATACCTGGTAAAGCTTTAAATACTTCATAACCATTTGAATTTGTTTCTAATACAATATATTTATCGCCAAGCATACTCTCTAAAGCTGTAAACAAATAATATTTAATATCACTTAATGAAAGAGTATCAATATTTACATTTTTATCTGCTAATAAATTTTGTATTTCTTTATTATTTTTTAAATAAGCTAGATAATATGAAGTATCTAATTCATTTCTAGCATCACATAAATCTTGTAATGAAAATGAGTATATTCTTTCAAAATCTCTAATTGCATCAGTTATAAATCCAGTTTCATTTGGAGAAAAGTCAGCTAAAGCTTGTTTAGGTATAGTCAACGAACCAACTAAACTAGAAGAGTATTTCATTTTATCACGCATTTCTACATCAGCTAATTGCAACATTATTGTAGCTTGTAATCTTTCTTTTAATGTAGCATTATCGCTCATAGCTTTATCTATAAATCGTTTTTCTTCAAATGTAAAATAACTACTATTTTTTAAATTTGATATAGGTAATAAAGCTCTGTTATTTACTGGATTACTTAATGATAAAGTTCTCATTTGATATTTTTTAATAAAGTTTAAATCATTTTCATTTAATACAGCATCAGCACCTATTTCTTGAGGATTTAAGTTCCAATGTAATATAGCTTTTATCATAGGTATTCTTTCTGTTTGTTTTATTTGTTCTTTTACTTGTTTTAATAGATTTTTATTATAATTACCTTTTACATTTTCAGTCATTAAATCTATATAATTATACATATTAAAAATAAAATCTTTAAACTTTATAGCATTCGATACTTTAATTTTAGCTTTACTATTAACTGTTGAAAGCAAGAAATTTTGAAATACTGTTTTATTAAACAAAAACTGTGTTAAAGCTTCTTCACTTGTAGCATTCTTATTACCAGTAAATTCTTTAAAACTTTTTAATATTTCATTATTAAATTCTTTAAACTTAGGTTCATTTAATATATTATTTAAAATACTTTCTTGCTTTAAAAATTTATATATAGCTGTTTTATCAAAATTTTCTAACCATGCTTCTGGTACAAAAATAGTATTTTCATTTTCAATAGCATAATTACCATTAGTTATTACAATATTTTCATACTCATCAAACATACTTTCTGGATTAGTTTTTAATAATGCTTCAGCTTCTTTAATAGCTTTCTTGATTTCTTTGTTATCATTTTTATTATGAATTGCTTTTATTTCAGAAGTTTTGCTCTTTTTAAGTTCTTCATTAACTTTATCAATAGCTTTTTCAACGTCTTTCTTAATACTTAAACGAGCTGGAGAACCTGCTATCATAATAGATGTTTGTTCTTTTAATGTATTTATATAGTTATTAAAATCAACATCTAAACTTTTATCTCTTTCTTCTAACTCAAAGGCTTTTGTTATAGTTTCCTGAGCTTTATTAACTTGCTCCATACTAAAAGAACTATATAAATTTTGTAACTCTTTAAATGCAATGTATATATCTTTTGTAGCACTTATTCTTTCATCAACATTTTTAATATTTTTAATATTGTTAACTTTTTCACTAAAATCATTTATAAGATTTGTAAATGCTAATCTACTAAAACCAGATAAAACTTTACTCTTACCATCTTTTTCAATTCTTTCAGCAATATATTTACTATCATATTTCTTTTCATTAGTTTTACTATCTACAATAGTACCATCTGGCATTTCAATTAAACTGCCTTTAGACAATTTTCTATTTATAGTTTTTTCTAAAGTTAATTTAGAAAATGTCTCTATGCCACCAGTAGCACTTGTTAAAATAATAGACGTAGCAGCACCCATTACAAAAGACATCCAAAGATTGCTTACTTCTTCATTAAAGTTTTTACCATATGAGCCATCACTAGAACTACCTTGCCAAAATAAATCTGTAGCTTTATTTATCAATGCTGTAGATAAATCTTGACAAACTTCTTCAATACCTTCTTGTATAGCATCTTTTGTTAATATTTTTAAACCTGATTTAGTTAAGCTATCTGTAGCTATTTTAGTTTTAATACCACCTTTATAACCTAACAATCTGTTAGCAAATGTTGAGCCCCAAATTTTATTTAATCCAGCTTCTATAACATATTCTACAGCAGTTGTTACTGCAGCATTAGTTATTTTTAACCAAGAAGGTGAATTTTTTGTATAAGGATTTGCAGCATTTTCATATAATCTTTCACTAAACATAGCACCATAAAATGCATATGTTCCACCTGGTATACCAACAGCAGTCATAACCATTGAAGGTATCATCATACCTATTGAATTAGCAATACCACCAACCCATTTTCCTAATGTAGTAGATTCACCTCTTATAGTTTTAAAGTCAGTATTCTTTCTTTCCCATTCATCTAAAGCAACTCTTAAGTTTTCTTTTTCTAATGCTGTTAAACCTTCACCAAATGAATCTACAAAAGAATCTAAATAAGTGGTATTATTTGTTGTACCATCTGCAACTAAACCTGTTACTGGACTACCAAACAAATATAATAAACCACTAAACCATCTGCCTTCTTTAAATTCTTTATCAGCTGCTTTAAAAGCTGCCGTTAATGGTGAAAAACCTACATCTAATATACCTGCTATGCCAGTTGCTGCGCCTTCTAAAAGCTCACTGGTTGTAGCAACTACATTATTCCAAGCTTTTTCAAGCCAACCCATTTCATCTTTTCTCTTTTGTTCTAATGAAAGTTCTATTTCCTGTTTTCTTGCGGCATAACTATCTTCTAGTTGTTTATAAGCCCATTGCCTATCAGTCATTTTACCAAAAGAGTATTCTTGCTGTTCACCTTTTTCATTTGTATATGTTACTTTACGTTCTATAGCATTTTCTATGTTGTCATCTAAAGTATCTTTATACAATTCAGTCATCATTCTATCATAGTCATAATAGTTTGGGTCATAAAACTCATCACGCATTGTTTTACCTTTATTTTGTTCCAATAAAGCTGCTAAAACATTTTGTTGTGAATTTTTAATACTATCTTCCCATAGTCTAGGTGAAAAATTGCGCTCGAACTTTAGTTGCTCGAACGCTTTATCTAGTGGGTTTATATAACTTCTTTGTGCTATTTTAGCACCAAAATTTTTATTAAGTTCCATTTTATATCTCCTTTAAATAGCTCTTCGCTATATTGAAATATCTTTATTATATAATATCAAAATATCTTATTAGGATTATTTTTATATATAATAGATTAAATTTATTTATATTCTTTTATATTTATATTAAAATTATTTTTGATTAAATATTATATATAACAAAATACATTAGTATCCTGATGGAATAGCTGGCTCTCTATATTTTTCTTTATCAGATTTTAAAGTATTTAAGTTAGATAAACTTTCATCTCGTTTTATTTTTAATTCTCTAATTTTAGCTTCATAATCATTTATTTTTTCAGCAGCATCAGCTTTTAATTTTCTAGTAGTTCTACCATGTGCATGAAGATAAACTTTGTAATTATTATTGTTATTTTTTACATCATTTATTTTAGTTTGATAAGATGAAATGTCTTTATCTATATTACCAATATCATTTTCTAAATTTTCTACATCTTCATAATATTTTTTATAATACTCATTCTCATCATATTTAGTATCAGTAGATTCTCTACCTAAAAGCACATTAAGTGTTCCAGCTCTATTACCAGCAAAACTATAATTAAATGGGTCAGCATTTGTATAGAATTCATATAAATTAGTTTTATTAGCAATATCTTTATCAGACAACCATTGTCCAAAGCTTCTAGCATATTTATCATCTATATAATAACTTTGTGGTTGCATATTATAAACTATATCAAAGAACTCTACACCTTCTGGAGTTAAATTACCTTCTTCTGTAAATAATTTTTCTTTAATATCATTCCAGCTCATTAACTCGCCTTCTGTGCCTAAACCCTTCTCAGCATCTTCAGCAGTATACAAATATTTAGATAAACCTCTATTAGTTAATAATGAAGTACCAGATTTGTCTGTAGCATTATAAAGCTCCTCTGATAAATAATCATATGCACTATTTACAAGAGATAAATAATTTGTTGCTTCTGTGTTAAGAGCTTCTTCTATTGCATTTACATTTGAACTATAAGTTTTAGTTAAATCATTTATTGCACTTTGATAATTTGCAAGATAAGTATTATAAGTATTAGATAATTCTTTGGCACTTAAATCTCTTAAACGCTCTTGTTGGCCTAAACTTAAACCACTATCTTTTACAATATTTTGTTGACCTAAATAACTTTGATATGCTTGATTCATGGCCTCAGACAAATCACCAGTTAGAGCAGATTGCTCTTTTTGATAGCCTAAAGACGCAGCACCAAAATACTGGTCCCACGTCTTAACGCCATTTTGTTGTCTTTCCATATTTGCTAAAGCTTTAGCCATATCAGTTTGTGTCAAATTAACACCATACATATTAGCCATTATCTTACCATACCTTTTATCTTATAATTTATACTAATGTTATCGACTTTAACAGGAATTTGTGTTACATTATAAATATCTGTTTCAAACTTAAATTGAAATTCATTTACTTTCATAGCATTTATAACTTTTACATAAGTTGTTATATCATCTATTTTTATTTCAACTACTTTCTCACCTTCTGGATTACCATGATTTCTAAATGCTTTTGTTGTTATCTTACACGTTGGTCTTCCATCTCCAGTAGCAATTACATTTATAGTTTTAACATGTTTATAATAATTTATATCACCAAAATGTAATTTCTGAGAAGTAAATGACCATTCAATTATATCAGTATCATCGTAATAATCATCGTCATCATTATAGTTTAATTTATATAGTTTATTATTACTTAAAATATACATCATATCATTAAATGTTAGTATTGTATCAATGTTAGTTTTAAATTCCCATAACCACCAAGTACCATATCTACTATCTAAAACTAAGAACTGTTTTGATTCTACTGTATATGCAAAAATCCAATATTTATACAAAGCAAATTTTATAGGTTTATCTTTAAAATAACTATACAAATATTGTATTGTATCACTTAAATAAGTAACTTCTTGGTCAGTAGATTGAACAAAATCTTGTAAACCCATTTCCGTAATACCACGTGGTGTAGCAAGTAATGTACTAGAACCGCTTAATGATGTTATTGTATTACCACCTGCTCTTACACCCATAGCTAATTTAGTTTTTGTATTTTTCCAATAATCAATACCATTATCGTCTGTTTTAAGTAAACTAATAACCCATATTTCATCTGTTAAAAATACACCTACTTGCTCGCTAGATATTGCATGTAAGTCACTTATATTACTTACATACTTAAACTCATTAAGTTTTGGTAAATACCATAAGAACTCTCTATTATCATCTTCAGTTCGTCTAGTATCAGTTATTTCTACAAGATTTCCAAATGACAAGAAATACTCATCCAAAATAGCTTTTGAATCAAATACTACTTGATTATAATCTCCGGCAGATACTATATCTAAAGTTATTTGTTTATTTACACCTAAATAAGTACTATACAAAATATTATTATAAGTATAAAAAACATTATCTTTATTTTCTATAGGAATTTGCTTAAAAGTATTACTACTTATATAACCGCTTGCATTTATTCCTTTTATTATTAAAGGTATTAACTTAGCTCTATTAACATCATATAAATATTGGTCTGTTAATATAGTTTCAGCATTATATTCATTTATTTTAAAAATCTTACCAAAATAACCAGAATTATATGATGCTATTTGATTTTTAATAATCTCATTTGCATTATAATTAGTTAAACATGGTATTTTAATAACCTGCTGAATAATTACAGGACTTTCTATAGTACCCTCTTGTCTTGTTTTTGCAGGAAAATCTGGTATAGAAATGTTACCAACAATTGAATGCCATTCTATATTAAAATCATTTATTACATTAGCGACATACCCACTACTAGAAGACCCATATTCTAATGCACCAGCTATCATTATTCTATATTTAATTATAGTATCATCATTATCTTCTGTTTTGCTTAATCTAGTAAAATAATAATCTGGAGAATAACCATCACTAAATTTATAATAATGACAATTATACATTAAATTATCATAACTAGCTTGTGATGTTCCATTATTATAATTAAATTGTATAGCTTTTTTATAATGTATTTCAGCTGAAGACAAATTTTTAAATACTTTTCCAGTTATATTTTCTCTACCATTATGTTGGTCTGTTAATACTATATCTGTATTATTTGTTAAATTAGTAGATGAAAATGTTATTTTATAAGTATCTTGTTTTAATTTTTCAGTTAATATTCTAAATGGTGATGATGGATTATCAGCAGAAATACCATAAGCAATATATTTTGATACCATGTTAGGATAAAATTCACATGATATAGTATCTAATGTTAAATTACAATAACCATCATTATTTATAGTTCTAGATATACTGCCTATAGTTGTGCTTCCAGTTTTTATTGTATTATTTACTAAATCATAATCATATACAATATAAAATTCTGTTACTTGATTATTAAACAATGTTAGTATTTTTCCAACAACTACATTATTTAGCTTTATTTCTAAAGTAGTTGTATCAAATGTATATGTTCTGTTATTATTCATTGTTATTGTCTTAGCAGTTTGATTTATTGAACTATTTGGTATATTTTCAAAATATTGTTGATACATTATATTTGTACCATTTACCATATATGGTACTACTAAATTACCAATTCTATTCAAATAACCAAGCATAGAATAATTATAATAGAATGCTCTATAAACTAAACCATTTAATAAATTATAATCAATAGTAGTATCTAATTCATTATTATAACCAACTGGTACTAGTTGTATATAATCGTTATTTTGTATTGCAGTTGTGGATGTATCTAAAACAGCATTATCACCATTTATTGTCCATCTTTGTATTTTTAATTCAGTTAAATTTCCACTAACTGTATTTATATTTTCAAAATAGCCATCATTACCTATATCACCAACACCTTTATTAAATTCACTAGCATTTATATTTATTATATCACCATTATATATAGTATTAGATACAGATTCTTTTTCTTTTAAAAATATAACACCTATACCACAACCATTAAAACTATAACCATTAACATAAAAGCCTGATTCTGTCCATCCATCATTTAATAACATTGTTATAACAATTGGTGATATACCAGTAGAAATATCTTCTATATATCTATACATTTTTAATTGTTGATTATATCTTAAACTGGCATTTGATTGTAATGTGGTAGAGAAAAATTTTTCATTTATACTATCATTCCATTGTGCATATAACATTAAATCTGTATCACCAAATGAGTTATTATAAAGTGTATCTGGACATATTAAATAAGTATATGTATCTTCACTTAAAAAATAACCAAATGCATTATTATAATTATTATTACTATAATAAACATTATTATTTTCATCTCGTTCTAAATAATTTATCGCTTTCCATTGAAATACAGTATTATTATTAAATACTAAATCTTCTGTAACAGCTGCTATTTTACAACACATTAAACTTGTTTTAGTAAATGCAAAAATACATAAATTATCTTTACTTATATATGGTACACTATTATAAACTAAATCATCTAAATAAGGTAATGAATAATATACAATACCATCAAAACTAACACTAATACTTTTAGTTGTTTTATTAAATTTTAATGTTACAATAGCACCATTAGCTTCATTAGTATCTATATAAATATTATTATCTGTGTTAGAATAAGAAGATACTAATACATCTTCATTACCTTTAATCCAACTATCTATCTCATAATATTTATTATCAACACCAACAGTAACTTTTTTATTTAATAATTTTTCAAAATCTACAAAAGATATGGCTGAATATATAAATCTAGTTTTTTCTGCTGAAGTCAAATAATTTACCGTTTCATAATCACTTGAAATATCATTAACAATTGTTTTAGTTATAGGTATATAAATATAATCTATAGCATCTACTATATTTGTAGAACCTACAATATAACAATAAAAAGCTGGATTTCCTCCAACTAATAAATCAGTGTATATAAATATTTTATCTTCAACTTGAATACAATTTATTTTAAATGTTGTTGCACCACTTGCTAAACTATATTGTTGTGTTGCTTTAACTGTCATACTTTTATCATATACACTTAATAATAAAGAATTATCTAATATAAGTATATAATCATTAAAAGTCCATATTTTATTTATGTTAGTTTTATCTGTTATTTTTATAGTAGGTCTACTAGTAAGAACATTATTATCACTAACATACATATTTTTAGCATCAGCAAAAGAAGATTGGTCAACAGCAACAACATTCTTACTATCTTTTATACCATTAAATTGAGTCATATAAGTATGTTTATCATAACTCTTACTAGGTACATTAAAATTTAGTGGTGTTCTATTGTTTGTTCTTGTTAACATTACCAACCTCCTCTTATATCAAAGTTTCTATTTAACTTAAATGAGGTATTATCAATTCTAGCTAATGCAGCTTCATATTCATTTCTATAATATGTTGCAGTAATATTATCATCTATTTTTCTAAAACATTGACTTACAATATACAAAGGTATTGCATCTAAAATATCATTTGGAACATCAATTTTATCAGCATTGTCTGTTTTCTCACTAAATGTATACCATCTAGCGTTATATGGTATTTTATAAGTACCTTCTTCATGTAATATAACTTTATTATAACCTTTATAACTTATTTGTTCATCAAAAGCTTCTTCCCATTTAGGAGAATTTACTTTTTGACCATAAAAATATACTGGTGCAGATTTAAAAGCTACAACATCATCGCTAAATGATACAAAGTCATCTGGAAATGTTATATATTCATTTATAAAGTAATATGTAGCAATTTCGTCATCGTATAACTTTTTATTATCAGTTGATAAATCTTCATATTTAGCAACACCATATTTCTTTAACAATTCAGCTTCTATTTTTTCTCTATCATACGCTTCTACAATAAATTCTTTTTCATCAGGTTTAATAGAACTACAAATTTGAGTCATCGCTTCATTTGCAAAGAAAGGAAAAGCATTAACAAATCCTTGTACTAATGCTTCATCTTCAGTCATATCTAATTTTTGTAAACAAGATGATTTTAAATAACCCCAAGTATACATATTACCTCCATTAGCAGTTTACCAGAGTTGAACTGGAAAATACCCTTAACTGCATAAATAGCTAGCCACTATGACTAGCTATTTTACTTATTCATTTTTAATATTAAGTTACAGCTTGTGTGTAAACAGGTTTTTCAGCAGAACTATCAATTTCTACCTTACCACTTACAGTTGTAGAACCAGTAACAGATACAGGTTGTACAATAGTAGCAATAGGTGTTAATTTAGTCATAGCAGACCAACCAGTTCTAGTCTCAACAGCATAAGTACCATCACTGTTATCATCAGCCAATTGATAGCATTGATTAAAGCTAGGTTCTGTTGAACCGATATAAATATAAGCAATGCCCCTCCAGCTACAAACGTTAATATCAAAACGCTGTCTAGCATCATAAGCAATACCATATGGATTTTTCCTTTCATCGACATTAAGTGTTAAAGCAACACGTTCTGTAAATTCAGGTCCTTGATTTTCACTATTATATGCTGGGTCAACAATGAAGAAACCAACAGCTTTACCAGAAGTTTTATCAAAGCAGCAATCCAAATCACGAAGATATGGAGTTGTTTTGATTGTAGCTCTTTTATAAGCTGGGTTTGGTCCAAGTTTTTGACCAAAGTCATTAAACATTGGCATATCAATAGCTGAATTTAACATAGCAACAAGTCTAGCATCATTTGGTGCTACAATAACTTTTGCACCTTGAACACCAGCATACTTATTGTTATCATCTTTGTAGTTTTCTTGAATTGTAATAACTTGGTTAATAATATCAGCAAGTTTTGCAACTTTACCAGCATCATCACCAGCTAAATCAATACCATAACTTGTGCTACCATTATAAACACAGAAAGAGTTAGATTGAAGTTTGCCAGCAATATCAGCATCATTCATACCTTTACGTCTTACAATAGTATGACCACAAGAGAACAATGGGTTCTTTGTAGTATTCATAATATTACCTTCAGATGTATCGGCTGATGTTAACATTAAGTGACTTACACCACCATCATCATCATTACCAAAATCTTTTACTTTACCAAAACCAGAAGAAATAGCAACCATAGCATATTCAACTAAGTCACCATGCCATCTTGTCATAAATTGAGAAGCTGTATTTTTTACTGTATTATAAGCTTCATCTTCAAGAACTTGTTGTGTAATAATAAATCCACCTTGGAAAGTTCTTGATGTATATGTTTTACTGAAACCTTCATGTGTGTTGAAAATAGGTGCAACAGCATAATCAGATGTTTCAGCAAAAGCATGTGCAAAACCAATTGAGCTTGTATATGTTTCTTGGAACTTATTTAGAGTACCTCTTTTAAACAATAAGTCAATAGGATTTTCTTTTTCAAATGCTTCTTGTTTATTTTTAAGCATTTCGTTTAGAGGTTCACGTAGAATATTGTAATCAGTTCTATTCTTAAGAGCCTCTGCAATGTTAATCATTATTCCCATAATTCACCTCTTAACCGTTAATATCATGCCCGTCTGCGTCTAAAACAATATCGTTCCAGTCCCAGATAGGGTATAATGCGACTTTTTTAGTTTTTGTTGTAGTTGCACTTGTTGGAGCAGAGCTCATATCAGCAGCAACTAAATCTGATGGTCTGTAATCTTTATATTCTACTGGTACGTGACCATCCAATGTCATATCAGTTAATGCTACAATGTGAGTAGCAGTTTTATTTGTAACGTCGTCAGCAGATGCTTTTGTAATATAAGCATGTACTTCACTAGGTGTTCCTGCATAAGCTTTTGGTGTTAATTTTACCAAGTCACCTCTCATAATAGCAGCTCCCCTGTTAGCAGATGTAACTGGGTCAGCACTAACGGTTCCTACAACATTAACATCAAATGGAACAGCACGTTGCAAATATGCAGTTTTAAATTGTGCCATTTTAGTTTCTCCTTATTTTTCTACTAATTTTTTATTTAGCTCTTCATCAGTTAAATTATTATTGAACAATTTGTAGATTGACTTTTCTTTTTCTGTCAAAGGACGTTTTTCTGGACCACCAACAATTTGGTTCGGAGAACCTTCTGGACTATTAAGATGAGCTGTGGAACCTTTACTCTGCTCACTCGCAGCACTTAATCGTGCTTCCCTTATCAGCCTCTCGCCCTCTACTTCGAGATACGCTGCTTTGAGTGACCCTTTCTGCTTCCACAAGTTTACTACGTCTTGTGATAGTTGACTCATGTTTGTAATCTTACCACCACTTAACTCTGTAATCTCTGCTAATTCTTTCTTAGCCCAAGTTTGAACTTTTTCTTTGTGCACTTCTTCAAGTTCTTTCATTCGTGGGTCTTCTTTTAAACGTTGCTCTACAATCTTGTCTACAATAGGTTTAACTTCTTCCGGGTCTAAACCTTTATCACTAAGTAATTGGTTTTCTCTTGACTTAATCATTGCTTCATAAGTATCAAATCCCATTAACTTAGCTATTCTTTCTCTATCTTCATTTAATCTTTTAGAGAAAGCTTGTGTTGTCTCATTGCTCTTTTTCTCAGTAGGTTCTTCATGTTTTTCTTCTTGAGCAGGTTGAGTCGCCTGAGGTGTTTTTTCTTCTTCATTTTCTACAGGTGGTGTTGCCTGTCCATCATCACTTAAGAACGCCTCAATATCTTTAAGTGATAATTCGTTAGCACCATTTTCACTATCTAGCATCTAGCTTATATCTCCTTGCGCTTTTTTGACGAGGTTCGGAACGCCACCGTTTTGCAGTCATCTACTATTATTCTATAGAATAATTCATAAAATTACGCACTATGATAAAGAAACAATGTTATTATTAACTGGTTCTACTTTATTTTCTTCAACTTTAATTTCTTCAGCTTTCTTCATTTCTTCAACTAACTGTTTTAGTTGAGCATCTTGTGTTGCTTGAAGTTGTGCTTGTGCTTTAGCAATATATTCAGCTTCTTTCTTTTTATTTTCTTCAACAGCTTTCTTTTCAGCTTTATCTTTTGCTACAGCTTCTTTTCTAAGTTTTGCATTATTTGGAGTTTCAAAACCTGCCCAACCAGCAAAGATAGCACCTAGAGAAGTTAAACCACCAATAACAATATTAGCAATTCCATCTGGTAATCCAAGACCACCTTCTGTTAAATATTCAATTAAACCTGTTACTAAAGCAGCAAGAATTGAACCAACAGCAGCTAATGTTCTAGGATTTACTTTAATCCAAGCGAAAAATTTTTTCATCTTATCACCTCCCCTTAAAAAATGATTTTTTCTAACAGAGATATAAGACATAGATACTATACCTAGTGTTAAATACAATGCTCTAAATTTTTTGAGTTGAACCATACCACTTACTACAGCAGATATTATTTTACTTCCTTTAACAATTGTAATACATAGTAAAACATTTAATATCACACTATTTACAAATATACCGATAACAATCATTGCTATCAATCCAGTTATTATATCAACTATTGACAATATTATATTTGATTTACTAAATATATTACTTTCAATACTTAAAGTTTCAATTTGTTCTCTCGTTGCAGCAAGTGGTATCTTTTTGCTCAACTTATCATACATTCCAAAACCTATACAAAGAATTACACCAGTTATACAAGAAGATATTATAGCTGGTAATAATAAGAAACTAAAGAATATACTTAATATACCTAATAACAAATCTATTGAATTAGAAGTTAATACTAAGCTATTCATTGGTTTTGCTATTTTTATTTTCTTAGCTAGTGCAGCATACATTTTAGAAACCTCCGTCAAATGCTGGTTGCACAGTTTGTTGTGGTTCAGGCTCTGGTCCTACTTCAGGCTCAGGTATATTAGCTTCAGGAATTACAAATTTAGCTTCAGCTTGAGCAATGATATTTTCTTGTTCTGCTAATCCAATCTCTTCATTAGCAATATAATCTAAAGTTTTATTAGCATCATCAATAGCTTGTAATGCTTCAGCTTTTTTATTTGCTAAAAGTTCTTTTTTGGCCAATATATCAGCTTTAGAAACTGTTTTTGTATTTACTTCCTCAACTACAGCCACACCATCAACATAATTGATTATTCTTTGCTCCATATTAGCGTTTCCTCCTTTTACTAAAACTCACATGAGGCATGTCTTTATGGCGCATCACTTTTCCAATTTGTTATATATAATATTTATATTCCCTTATATTTATTAAGATTATATAATATCATTCAATTATTATATATAAGAATAATCTACAATTGATTTATATATGATTGCCAATCTTTGAATGTGATTGATTCTAATAAATTACCATCATTCAATTCTTTTATTTTTATAGCTCTATACATATCTTCTTTATCATCGTAACTAGTATTTATATATAGATACTTATATTTTTTAAATATATCTTTAAAATGCTTTTCTACATTATTTTTATACTCAGCATTTTCTTTTAATTGCCACTCTGGTCTATTTATCAATTGATATACAGAAAACACTAAATTTGTAAAATATAATTCAGCGTCATGTTCTTTATTTCTTTTTAACAATTCATCACATAATGCACATATACTATCAATCATATTATTATATGTTTTTAACAAATATTTTTTATCTCTTCTACATATACTATTTTCTCTATATTTCCACAAATAAAATGGTACTTGTAAAAACTTAAAATTTTTACTACATCTGCTCGCTAAACATACAAAGAAACTATCTTCATGTATTGTTAATTTGTTATTCCATCTTATATTTTGTTTTAACAAGAATTCTCTTTCAAATACTTTACCATGAACATATGTTCCATCTGGCTTATCATCACCTTTAATATCATATGTTATTATACCAGTTTCTTCGTCAAATACTTCTTGATAAAAAGCACTTACTAATACATCTGGATGGTCATCAAATTCTCTAAATATTAACCATAAACCATTAGCATTCATAAACATATCATCAGCATCACACCACATAACATATTTACCTGTTGCTAAATCTAATAATTGATTTCTAGTAAATGATACACCTTTGTTTTCACTTCTATCTATATATGAAACTTTAAATGTATAACTTTTTAAAAAATATTCGTTTAATTTTACTTTACCACCATCATTACAAATTATAACTTCTATTTTGCTAAAATCAATATTTTGTTGCATTTGTATACTATCTAGTAATCTTTTTATTAAAGAATTATCTTCATTATATTGTGGTACAAGAATACTTAATAATTTTTCTTTACTTATTTCATTTAAGTATTTCAAATACATTTCATTTAGTTTTCCTGGTATTCTTTTCATATAAGGTTTATATTTACCTATATAATGTAGTACTTTACAATTATTATATACATTTTGTGGATAATATTCTAAATAACCAACCCATAAATTATATTCTTCAGGTAAATGTAATTCTTTATTATCACCCCAATTAGAAAAATATTTTTGTAATACAATTTGGTCTTGATATATACCTTCTGGTAATGTATTTATAAAAGTTAATATATCATTAAAAGTTTTTATATTAGGTTCTATAACCATTAAACCAGCATTCAAATCTTTTTCTCGATGTTCACCATAAACATAAATACCATCTGTTGCTGCAGACATATTAGGTTTATCAAACAGTTTATCTATATTTTGTAATACTAACATATCTGCATCTAAAAATACTATTTTTTCAAATTGTATTAGTTTAAATATATTTAATTTGTCCCAACAATTATTCCAATGCAAGAACTTATCTTCTTTTACAGAATTAGCCACATTATCTTTTATATTAAGTTTATCTATAGTAATAAGTTCTATATTGTATAATTTTAATTTTTCTATAACTTCTAAAGATATATTTGGTGTAATCATACAATATAAAGGGTATTTAGAATTAACTTTATTTAAACTATGTTTTAGAACTAATACACCATCAATATAATTATCTGTTGATAAAAATGTTATATAAGCTTTCATTTATTTTTATATTTCCTTTTAACAGAATAAGCAATAGCTAAAGCTTGCTTTCTAGATTTTCCAGCCCTAATTTCTCTACTTACATTTGTTTTAAATGCTTTCTTACTAGAACTCTTAACTAACGGCATACTAATTCTCCTTTTATTTTAACCAACTTGGTTTTTCTGGTATCTCTTTTGTTTCTGTAACATCAAGCCACGCCTGATACCAAGTTTGTAACTCTTGTAGTTGTTCTTCTGTTAAAGTATTATACCAAACTTCACCCCTATTAACAATACTAAAACATTCTTCTTGCCTTCTTTCTCTTAATTTATATAAAATTTCTTCTTCAGTGTGTTCTATAGGGACAACTGTTTTGTTTTCCAAATCAAATTTATAATTTACACCTATTTGAAAAGCAATTTCTGGTTCTATATCTATACATTCTTCTGGTTTAAAATTCTTATCAACGCCAAATGAAGTTTCATCTAAAATTTTTACTAACATATCTCACCTCTTTAAATATATATAGGGTCAGTATTAAGAGTAACTGCCTGTGTTATTGTAATATAATTTACAAAAGAATAAATATATGGAGAGCCATCATTGCTTGCTCTATAATATCTAACAGTAACAGTTGTTCCATCTTGTGTCCAACCTATTGGTGTCCATACTGCACCATTAGAATATTGTGTTCCACCTACACCTGCCCCTGTTACGCCTGTGACTATTGAATTTGCTGGGATTGTAAAACTTTTTGTTATATCTGTCCCACTTTGTGTCCAAGATTGATAGACATATCCAGTACTAAATTCCCAATCTGGAACACTTATATTTACTGTCCTAGTTACACCATCGTTTTGAAAAGTAGTTAATGTTGAGTTATTTCTTTTTATAATCAATTTACTTTTACTTATAGCAGAGATAATATTTGCCAATGATTGATTACTACTATTATAAACATTATAGTCAAATGTTACTGGGAACAAACTATTCCCATTTTCATCTTGTAAAATACCGTTTTTATTTGACATTTATTTCTCCTTTTAATACCCACAAGCATAGAAAAATGTATGTTGCGCAGGTTTTTGTAATGTTATTGAACTTGTTGTCATTGATACAATATTTCCTATCGCTCTAAATAAGGCTTGCTCTGTAGCACTATTAGTTCCACTTAATTGAGAGTATGATGCCATATGTATGTTTGTAAAATAATTTGTAGTACTAAATGATATAGGGAATGCAATATTATAACTATTGCTTCCAGTTGTATTATTAAGGTATATGCCCATTTCTATAAATCCATCACTATATTTTCTATACCACTGCGTTCCGTCAGTTGCCTTCCAACTTTCAACAACAAAGTGTCCACCAACATATTTTGTTCCTGCTTTAGAATTTATCGTTACACTAGAACTTGTCAATGTAGGGTTTATCGTGCCTAAATTGCTTAATGTATTGTTTGCCTTTTCATTTAACAAAGCATCAGTAGCACTTTTATTATAATAATCATCTAAAGCACTTGGAGTTGCAGAAGGAATGTCATTTTCACTAAACTCAATTTTTGTTGCAAGTTTTGCATTTATCGTTGCTAAAGACGAGTCAACGCTTTCATTAGAACTATTAAAAACATTTTGAGTAAGTGTTTTAGGAAATAAACTATTTGAACTTGTATCTTTTAAAGTTACATTTTTATTTGACATATTTTGTTCTCCTTTTAATAACCACAAGCATACAAATCTTGTATCCAACCAGAGTCCGAGTATATTTTAGCCGAAGATGTTGTTTTACCATATACAGCATAAGAGTTAATAGTCAAATTATTACCAGAAGTACTTGTTCCAGTATAAACTGCTTTATTAAAAACAGCAAAAGAATTAACACTACTAAAAGCTATTGGAAATGTCCAAGTTTGCAATGCCCAAGAACTACCAGTAAAATTATTATACCCACACTCTTTCCAACCATCACTATATTTTCTATACCATTGCTTACCGTCATTAGATTTCCAACTTTCAATGCATATATGTCCACCAACATATTTAGTTCCTGCAACTGAATTTATTGTAACACTTGAACTTGTTAAAGATGATTGAAAATTGTTTAAACTAATGTCTGCTTTCCCATTTAAGTCTGTTGCTATTTCATCAATATCAACTTCTATTTCAGTCTTAACACTAGAAGCAACAACAATATAATAATATACTCCTGTAGTTTGTGGTTGAACAGTATTACTATTGCCATATATTGAATTTGAACGAGAAGCATCAAAATTTAAACCATAAGTCCAATTTATAGTTGTATAGTCAGCCCCTTTTTGTTGAGAATATGGATTTCTTGTGCCGAATGCTCCGCTTACATCTTGCAAATTAACACTGCTCATACCATCTCTAATTGCTGAACTAAATTGTCCAGTAATATTAGGTAATCCTGCAGGTTTTATAGCACCTATATCATTGTTTGAAGAAACACCTTCTAAAATACCTTTTAATGTAGGTATTCTAATAGTATGATTTGTACTATCATAAACATATTTTCCACATACCCCATAAGTTGAGATACTTGTTTGATATGCAGACTCTGTTGTGAAACAATTTGATGCAGTCCCAGCAGTATATAAAGCAACCATATAATCATAAAAAGCGTTATATGCTCCACCTTGATAAATTAGTTCTCCATTGGCGAGTTTTAAACTAGCATCATATAAAGGAACAGTGCTATGAATAATAGAGCAATATGGCAAATCTTTTATACCAAGTTTACTTCTCCAACTTTCAACATTAGCATCAGTTAGGTTTGAAGCCGTGTTATTTGCTTTTGCTCCAAGTAGTGTATCTGTTGTGCTTTTATTGTAGTAATCTGCAAATGGACTTGGGTCTGCAGAACCAGTAGTATCTTCTGTATATTTTACTGGTATTAAATCGTTTACATTTACAACGCCATTTTTGTCTGCAAACTTTGTAGTAGTTCCATCTGTAATAGCCGTATTTAAATATATTGTATCGTAATCACTACCATAAACTGCGTTCATATTTGCTTTTGTATCTTTTGGGAACAAAAAGTTAAATGCTTTTTGAGATGATGTATCATCTGACATTGACCTAACACCAACTTGTGTTGCGTGGTAATTTGTCGCATCTCCTGTGTAATTTTGCAAAGCTAAAAAATCATACGTTGTTGAAGAACCAGAACCAACTGGTCGCATTTCTCTAGAAGAATACTGCAAACTACTTATTTCTTTATTGCTTGGGTTGTATAAAGTAAGACCTAGTTTATCACTTGAACTAGATTGTTTAAACTTTACTTTTTGTTGCCCAACAAAAGTCTTTGTTCCTGTAATGTTTTGGTCTGTATTTCTTGTAACAAGAGTTACAGAGTCACTATCAACTATTATTGCTTCGCTACCACTTGTTGTCGTTAATGAAACACCAACATCATCTGCCGTTGTAGGTATTTCAGAAACCAATGCAACTTCAGTCTTGCCAACATCGTTTCCTTTTGTAAAAGCCCCAGAACCTTGATTTGTATAAAAAACATCATTTACAACATCATACAAACCCACTTCGTTGTCTGACTTCCTGTAACAAGGCTTGAAATCTCTAATTAAGACATCGTTAGCATATATTTTAAAATAATATAACTTGCATTCAAATTTTGCTTCTGCAGTTCCATTATTGTTAATAGCAAACAAATAATAATGTAAATTGCTTGTTGTTGTCCCAACTGTTCTGCCATAAGTACCTACAGCATCATTTATTGCATATTTTATTGTGGCGGTAGCGGTCTGTTTCATATAAGAAACAATGTCACCAGTCATACTTGGAGGATATATACCCATTTCAATCATTGAAGAATAATATTGAGCAGTTTCATCTCCATATAACACTGCAGCATATCTAGCATTACTATCTTTTCTAAAATTAAAGTATGTGGAAACATAAGCCGTCCTTACACCAAACAATCCTTGTGGAGGCGTTGCATCAGACTTGTAATAATGAGTTTCTACCCCGTTTATTGCATCACTAAACAATACTCCAGTGTCAATATATTCGTTTCCATAAGATTGTATATATTCTACTGGTTGATATGCACTAGGCAATTCACTTGTATCAACTTTAGGTCTATTGTTAAACAGTTTTGCCCCAGTAATAGTTTCATTTCCTGCAATATGGACATAGTCACTGTCATTTTGTAAATTACTTAATTTGCTTTGTTCTGTTGCTGTAAATACTTTGTTTGTTGTACCATCTTCTACTAAATCAGCACTTAATTTATGTGTGCTATCTATAATATTTTGTTTTCCAGAAATCTGTGTTTGTGGGTCACTATCAAAACTCAATGATGCAACTAAACTACCACCAACAATAACTGATGTAGCATTAGCACTACCAGCACCAATATTTGTTCTTACTTGTGCTTTTTGCTCTTCTGTTAAAGTTTGACTACTTAATGACACATATTTATCATTTAATACAATATTTACATTTTTGTTTCCATCTGGAGATATAGAACTTCCATCTAAAGATATACTTTCTATTGTATTAACTTGTGCTCCCGCTTCAATTCCGTCAAGTTTTGTTTTGTCTGTTGCTGTTAGACCACTATTTATTGCCGCCCATTGTTCTGTTGTAAACGATGCTTCGCTTACTATAAATTGGAATTCCCATTGATTGTTTTGATACGAATATCGTGTTGTTGGTATTGACAAGTAGCAAACCGTTGTTCCTGCTGTAATACCTACGCTGTCTTTATTTGTGTTTGTTACAAGTGTCGATACATTATTGTAAAGCACATAATAACCAACATATTCAGCTGTAGTTGTAAAGCTGTCATATCCACTTACTATTGTTGCTTGTGTTATGTCTGCAAGTACTATACAGTAGTCGTTTGTTGTTGGTATTCTTACTACACCACCACTATAAAATGTTGATGTTCCACTTAATTGTGCATAAGTTTGGAAAGGGTCGCCATTTGAATTTCTTGTAATGTAGTATGCACTAACCGAATTGATTGCATCTGCTACGTCCGCTGGGGTTGCAAAGGTTGTTCCTTTCGTTAAAGTTAAAACACCACCTGAAACACTTTGCGATGTAAATGCGTTGCCTTCACCATCCGCTTGAACGCTTGTTATTCCTGTTTCTGGCAATGTTACTGCGCTTCCAAGAGAGTTGCCATCTTGGTCTTGTAATTGCAATAATGTGCCACTAAGGTTAAGATTTGAACCATATTTTGTTGAACTTGGCAAAGCACCTACATCACTTGCACTTAATGAAACAACTCCAGTTTTTGAGTTCACGCTTGTTACTGTATTTACTTGTGCTCCACTCTCTATGCTACTTAATTTAGTTTGTTCTGTTGCTGTAAAAACTTTGTTTGTTACACCATCTGAGATTAAATCCGCACTTAATTTATGCGAACTATCAATAGTTGCTTGTTTAGTTCCAAGCCCTGTGTCAACATATTCTTTAACTTCTCCCAACAAAGTTGTGGCATTGCTTTCGTTTACATATTTATCTGGCATAATTTATTCTCCTGCATTATTATTTTTTTTTTCTTGGTTAGCAATCTCTTGTGTTTTTTCATCATAAAATTCTTTTGTAACTTCGTGATAGCCTCTATCCGTTAAATATGGTGTGTATTCATTGGCGTCTATTAAAAGCAATTGAGTTTTTTCATTATAATAATATTTCATAAATCCTCCTTAAACTACTGCTACAGCCTTTGTGTAATATGTTGTGTTTATTGACGGTGTGGATACTCCAGCAGCGGAAAACATACCTATTGTTGAATTATTTGCATCTGTTGCTGTCCCTTCATAAGGAATGCGATATGGGGTTGTATAATCATCAGCTTGTGTTGCTGATAAGCCAACCAAAAAACAGTACGAAAACATATTTTGATAACAAAATCCGTCTAAAGTTGTTGCTGGCAGTTTTGGTAGGTATGTTAGATTTGAACACTGAGTAAACATACCGGCATAACACATATATGCCATAGTTGTCGCTGGCAATAAATTTGTTGGTAATTTTGTTAGGCTAGTACAGCCATAAAACATATTTTCATAACAATTTGAGGCTAAAGTTGTTGCTGGCAGACAATTTTCTTGTAGTGTAGTCAAATTTGTACATTCTGCAAAAAGATAACTATAACAATACATTTTCATTGTTGTCGCTGGCAATAAAGTGTTTGATACATACGATATTCCAGTTCCTCTAAACATCATTTGATAACACCATGCTGTTAATGTTGTGGCACCTAAAACTAAATTAGATATATCAGTTAAATTTGTGCAATTTGCAAACAGGGACCTATAACAATAATTTGCCATAGGAGGATGGTTCCCCAATGCAACGGTTGCATAATCAAGTAGGTTCTCAATATTCCCATTAGCAGAAATTCCTGTTCCTGTAAAATTAAAACGTTTTCCAGTTCCACTCCCTGTGATTTGTGTATTTCCAATTCCTCGCAAATAAATATTGTGCCTTGTCCCATCACTTGCACTATTTATTGTATCCGTGGCATTAAAAGTATTCCAAATTGTACCATCAGTTGAATACTCAAGTGTTCCATCCCAATCTTTTGTGCTATTTGCTTTATTAAGAGAAAAACTATTAGCAGAACTAAATCGAACATAGTTGCCTTCTTGTGGAGGCGGAGTGGTCTTAGTGACACTAACTGCAGAACTTTGTTTTACTCTTGGATACCCTGTGGCTTTAGCACCAACTGTTATATCATAAGTTCCATCTGCTAAATTATCCCAACCAGAAAGAGTTGTTAAATCTATAGTTGCCATTAAGAATTACCTCCTACAATATATTCTCCTATTGAAGTGCCGTCTGCAAATACTTCGTAACTTTCCGCACCTTGTACATCATCAAATGTAATTGTTGTGCCACTAGCAGACAAATTTGTAGGTGCTGGCAAAGCAGGATAAAATACATCATCACAAATATCTTCAATTTCTTGAGTTGTGAACCCTGTTATATCGCCCCACTCAACAGTTCCTGCAGTTGAAGTGGATTTTAATACTTTGCCCGCAGTTGATGTAGTCGGCAAGGCATTTTGTTTGCTATCCCAATTTGTTTTATCACTTGCAGTTACAAACTTATTAGTTGTATTTGTATCATCAACTAAATCAGCGCTTAATTTATGACTTGAATCTATTGTTGATTGTGCACCAATATCACTAGCTTGTGTTGGAACTGTAATATTTACGTTTTTATTTTCATCAATTGTTTGCGCAATATTATTTACAGATATACTATCAATTTTACCGCCATTTTCTAAAACATATGCTTCAGTTGCAAATGGACTCTCCCCATCACCATCATTAGTTAAATCACTAGTATTTACTGGAACTGTAATATTTACATTATTATTTACTATAGGTTGCGTCTCATTATTAACAGATATACTGTGTATTTGACTTAATTGCAAATTATCAATTTTATTATCTAATGCTAATTCAGCAACTTTTGCTCTTACTTCTTCAGCATCTATTTTATTATCTAATGCTAATTCAGCAGCTTTTGCTCTAATTTCTTCATTTTCTATTTTTGTATCTAAAGCACCTTCAGCTTCTTCAGCTCTTAATGTTTCCGCTTCAATCTTAGTATCTAATCTAGCTATTTCACTTAAAATTGTTTCTCTATTTAATCTTAAACTTACATAACCATTAGTTACAATAAAATCTGCTGGGTCATAAGAAGATACACCAACATGGTCACCAATATCAGCTATAGGAACATATAACATATATTGTTGATGTTCTTGTGTTCTTGGATTTACAGCAGATATTTGTTGTTCAATAACATTAGAACCATTGTTGTATGATAATACTAATAATTCTAAAGTATTGGTACCATTATTAGGAGAGGTAACACTTTCTTCTATGATATTTTCATTTGATTGTACTAAAACTTCTCTAGATAACAGGTTTGAATTATTTTGAAGTATTATCTCATCATCCATATTTAATACCCCCTTACAGTATCATCTGTATTAACTTTTATTTTTGTAGGTAACAAAATATCTTGTCTAACATCATAAAATTGTAAAGGTCTACCATCTAATGCTACACCTTCTAATAATTCTTCGTGACCTTCAAACAAAGGTAATAATTGTTGTACAGTTGTTGGCATTGTTTGTCCATCAGGCAATAAATCATTTTGTATTACTAAACCTTGAAGAGTTTCAACTACTGTTACACCAGCTACAAGTTTTATACTATAAGTATAATTAAAATCCAACCATTTTTCTGTTTCAGCTGCAGTAAATGTTTTAACTATTCTAAATATATATTCAGCTACAGTTCCTAAAGTATATGCTTGTGTAGTTCCAGGAGTTATGTCTAAACCATCTTTATTATCACTATTTATTAAAGTTAATATACTATTATAATATACGTAATAACCAATATAATCTGAAGTTGTAGTAAATGTATTATAATTTGCATATAAGTTTGCAGGCAAATAATAATATTTATCATCTGTTGTATTATGATAAACGTAATTAGGGTCTGTTATTCCAGTATTATCTACAACATCTACAGGTTCTACGCTAGCAAATCTTTGTATCTTAATAGGTTGTAATCCTGTTATAGTATCAACATAACCATTCTTTAAATCTAACCACCATGTCTTAACATATCTATCTTCATTTGTATATGGACTATTAACAACACTTATAGCTATATATGGATTTTGTAATGCAGCTAATACAATATAAGGTACTTTCTTTTTATCTGTTACAGAATAATCTATTGAAAATGATTCACCACGACTTATTTCAATTTCCATGCCAAAACTTTTCATTATACATTACCTCCTGTTAAAGCTCCTTGACCACCAGTTATATTATTTCCAGCTTCTATTTTATTTCTAAGATTTGTTCTATCTACATTTGCTGTATGTGTTGCACCATTACCTTGTGGACCACTATTTGGTCTAGCACCACCTCTTTGTTCACCTTGTGCAGCAATTACTTCTTTTACAGTATTTAACAATTGAGGATTTTGCAATATTGCTTGTTCAAGCTCTGCAGGTAAATGTTGTGAATTTTCTTCTATACCAGTTAATACAACTCTTGATAATGGGTATTGGTTAGCTTCCATAATTCTCCAATATAACTCAAGTGTTCTTGGGTCAGCTGGATTACCCATAGTTCCTTGTACAAATTGAGCTTGAGTTTCTTGCCACATTTGTACTCTATTATTTGATAATGTTGCAGCCGCATCTGTACTAAATGCAAAGTCATCAGCATAATACAAATTACCATATTTGTCTTTACGTAAGAACATATATTTATTCCATATCATTTCTTTACGTTGTCCATTAGGTAATATAGCTACAAACTCTCTCGTCTCATCACTAAATGCTAACAAATATTTTAATATTAACTCATACACACCAGCAAAAGCTGCAGCTTTCATTACTCTTAATGATTCTATACGTCCAGCACTTTGTAAAGCGCTTATTTCTTTAGCTTTACCAGAAGTTGCTGTATTATCAACTTTACCTTGATAACTTTCTGTAACACCAGAAGATGACCTCATGCTTTCGTAAAATAATTGTGCTACACTAATATCTTGTGCTACATTAGCAATAACTTCTCTTGAACTATATTGTGCTGCTTCTTCAGCAGATTTAACACCAATAATTTTAAATGTATCATCACTACTATTTATTTTAGCTCTTTCTGGTTTTGTTACAATAGTACCAGACTTAAGTATCTTATCTTCTACTTTTGTTAATATTTTATTTATACTATCTTGCATATCTAATAATATACCAACTTCTGATATACCATAAATAGTATCAATAGAAGACACACTTGGTCTAGGTACAAAAGGCAATTGTGTTATTTTATATAATGGAATTTCATCACCGGCCTCAGCTAACACATTAACTTTTGATGTATCTTCTGGATTATCACTTTCTCCATCTTCATATGGATTACTCATATATTCTATATTCTCATCAAGTATTTCTTTTTCTTGATTGATATATTTGAATCTAGTTCCACCACAATTTCTACAAGTATCACCTATAGGATTTATTGTACCACAAGCCATACAAACTCTAACTTTACGTACTTGCCATTCTTTTTCCCAGTTTATAACTTGTAAACTGTTAGAAGCATACATAAATCTACCAACAATACCATCTTCGTTTTTATAATAATATGTAACAACATCACATGTTGAATTACCATCTTCTACAGGTATTATCAATCTACCATACAAATCATAAATTCTAGAAAGTGACATTTTCTTTTTCTCAAAACAATAATTCATCAATCTATAATTTGTAATACCTGGTTCTGGAATAACCTGGTCAGCTAATAATACTTCTATACGCACATCACCTGAACGCTCATAATTATTATCTAACGAGTCCCAACAAACTTTATACCATGATGTACCATCAATATATGTTGCACGTTCTGACTTATCATTTTCTTGCTCACTAAGCATTCTGTCCATTTCAAATTTTAAATAGTTTTCTGTTATCTCAACAACAGCTAAATCTTTCTTTTTACGAGGCAACATTTTAGGTAATGGAACATTGTTATCTACTTTAGATTCTATTAACTCATAAATAGCTTTACGAAGTTGTTTAGATTTTCTCTTGCTTTCTTCTCCTGTATTTTTATCTAAAGCATTTAATGTTCCTAAATAAGCTTTACGCCATTTAGCTAAATTTTGTGGACTTACATACTCAATACCTTTCTGATAACCAGAGGCAATAGCAAAAAGTGCAGAAACTTTCTGCACCATCTCATTTTCCTTTATAGTATTTTCATATCTTTTACCTACATTCCATTGTAAATATAAATCAGTTCTATCCATACTCACCTCTTACTTGTTCGTCTATAATTATTCTATAGAATAATTCTTAGTTTTATGCACCTGTACGCCATTCTTCTGGTGCTCCATAAGTTAAAATAAATTTTTCTTGGTCAGCAGCATTCATCTGCTCAAAATCCTCCCACATATCAGGATACCACTTTGTATATCTTACAAATCTATGTTCTGCTTTAGGCTCTTCACCTGTAAATTGTTTTATTAAACGTACTATAGCTTGAGATGCCTCGTCAACCATATCATCATGTTTACCATAAGGAAATGTTTTAAATTGATATATCATTTTCTGTCTACCATTCATAGGTGTAGGCATATACCAATCAATCTCATCATCGTCAAGGTCCTCAGCAACATAAATATTACCAGCTTTATAAAAAGGTGTAGATGCCTCAGCTCTAGATACTTTACCACCCATAGGATTAACACTTACTACAGGAGGAATACCATCAACATATTTTAACACGTCAGCAATAGCACTACCATTAGCCTTATCTTCTATTACCATCTCATCTATCTCAGGAAACTCTTTACAAAACCATTTTATCTTTTCCATTGTAGCCACAAAACCCATTCTTTTATTTACAAGATAATATAAATATATACCACCTTGATACACGCCTCTGAGGCCCATAGCTACAAAGTCATTTTTGTCACCATCTTTAAATGTAGCATCTATAGACAACTGCATATACTCAAACTTTTTGCGCTTTGTTATCTCAGCTGGTTGTAATTTGTCTCTGTCTCTTTCTACAAAGAATTCTTCTCTTTTAAAAGACTTAAACCACGATTCATCAAACATATTACCAGTCATACCAGAAGGTCTACCTTGATACAATGCATTCCATGTTCTTTCTCCCTCGGCAGCTAACACAACTTTCTTTTTAGACCTTAACCAGTTATTGTCATTACAGATTTTCTGTGGTAAGTTATAATCTCCTAAATGTGGACCCATCAAGCTATCACCTAAGTGACGTCCGAGCGGACAAGTACCATATAACTTCTCACTCTCTTCATCCCACTCACATGGCATGTTAATATCAGCCCATATAAACTCAGACCAGTTATCTTTAATAAAACCAACCACATCGTTCTCAACCCAACGCGTTTGAATTACAATAAGTTTACCACCAGGGTAAATACGAGACTGAACAGATGGTCCCATCTCACCAAGTATCTTTTTAATTATCTTGTCACTATCAGCCTCAGCAGCATTCTTAATAGGGTCGTCAATAATAAATAACTCAGCACCATAACGTGTAATACCAGCATCAAGACCAGCAGCACGGCACTTACCGCCATCTTCTGTTTGCCACAATGCAACACCTTGTACATTTCTATTAGGATTAACATGAAATATATCTGGTGCAAACTCATTAAACTTGTCTCTACAAGGTCTACTAAATGTCTCAGCAACTTCTGACTGATAACTACAAATAATAACCTCACCTTTAGGATTGTTACCTAGAAACCATGCAGGTAATGTCTCAGTAACCATATAAGATTTACCATGTCTAGGTGGAACTGATAATAGTAATATGTCAAAAGCTTTACCAGTCTTAGCATTTAAAAACTCTTGTATCTTACTACAAATATACTTATGAAATTTTGTCATATAAAAACCTTCGTTGACATATTCAACGAAGGCACCATAGTCTTTCTTTAATTGTCGGCGTTTTATCTCACCCTCTATTCCTGCAAATCTACTTGACATTATCTTTTTCTACCTCCACATCCCATGAGTATCACCTCCTTTTAACCTAGCCAGCCAATAAGTTTAGCACCAAGTAGTGGTAGCGCTATTACTAATGCATATATTAGCACACCAAGCACAATACCAAACCATGTAATTTTTCCAGCATTATGTATTTTCTTAGCTACAAAAATAACTGGTGCAGCAGTGAACATTGCAAGAGCCATCCATATAGCACTTAAGAACGCATGATAACCTGCAGCCCATTTTGTTTGCCAATGTCTTATAGACTTACCAGGTTTATAGCCAAATATACTAAGAGCTTCTTCCTCTAACTCACTAGCAGATTCATTGTTCTCGCCTTTAACTCTGTTAAGTGTTGTATCTACTTTCTTATCTACAATTGTAGTAATAGTAGTATTCATTCTTTCTCTAACATCGTCTTGGCTAAGAACTTCTGTGGCTCTTTCTTCTAATGCTGTAGCAATTTTATCATCAACCCGCTCTGCTATAGTTGGCACCTTCTTTTCAGGAACCACAATAGTATTGTTTACAGTTTGTGGTACAGGCTTATTTTCCTCCGTCTTATTAGTTATTGTTATTTCTTCACTCATTAGTATCTTCCTCCTTATACTCTATAGCGTTAGATTGTTTATTGCGATAATCTTCCAAAGCTTTCTGCATTACAAAAAGCTCTTCATCTGTCATGCCTTCTAGTGGATTATCTACTTGTACTTGTTGCTTTGTTTCATCTATAGGTTTAGCACCCATACTATCTCTACGCGCAACATATACAGAAGAATTATGCCTTGAATAATAGTCCTGGCAAGCTTCGGTCATTTCACCGTTTGTTGGCTTACGCGATATACCTAATCGTTCAAACTCTTTTAACAAATTACTCCATACAGCATTTTCTACTTGTGATTGCACACTTAAATTTCCTTTATCATCATAAATCTGTATAGGTGGTTGAGCTTCAGCAGACCATCTTGTATATACTTTCTCAGCCCATGCTGCTCTAGCATATTTTGGGTTTTTGTATAATGACTCGAACTCTCGTTGTTCACGTAAGCTTTTATTTGATATAGTTACGTCATTCATTTGTTTTCACCTCTACTTATATAATATCTAATCAAATTAGGAATTATGCGCGCACATATATAAATGATAAGCGCATACACGTGTGTATATTATATTTATTATAGTATTATATTATTTACTTAATTATTATTTTTATATAATTTACTTGGTGATTAAATCAGAAAATTTTTATAATTTTTATTTTTAACTAAGTCTTTTGGAAAGATGGGATGACTGGCTTTAATATAGTTCAAAAATCTATCATGGGTTCTTGCAAAATTCAATAACAGCCTCTATACGAGATACCATAAATTTTGTTTTTAATATATTTCAAAAGTCATATCAATATAAATAATAAATAAAAAGTTATTTATAAAAGTTCCATCACAACTAAATATTTGCTTGTTGGTTGTTCAAAATTTAGGTTGAACACAAAGGTCTAAATGACTTGCAATGATGGTTGTTTTCTAGACATACTAGACAACTAGACAGGCTCAAGTACAACCAACCACAGATATACATACAATCTTCAGTATAATCCTCGGCTTGCAGTCGAAACTACCAGCACAATGCGGTAGTCTTGGTAAGATGACAACTTGCCAACTGATGACGACAAGTCACTGAAAGAAGTCAAGGAGTATATTATGAATAAAATAGTAAAATTGGGAGACACAGAGTACAAAATGATTTGCGAAGACGGACAAGAGTTTCAAGGCAAAATGCACCTAGAGAAAGGTAAAACATGGCTTGTAAAGTTTCCAAAGGACAATCCTTCTGGACGTCAGTTCTTCACACAATCACTAGTAGATGCCACAGGTGAGTATGAATTTGAAACAAAAACAGAACACAGAGTTGGTATCTCAACAAGTTGGAAGAGTAGATTAACTGAAGATGAAAAGACAAGAATTGCTGAGTTAGAACAAGAAATTGAAAGTATCAAGCAAGAAGCAATGAAGAGACAACCACCAAAGGTAGACAAGAACTCTGCAGAGTATATCATGAAACAAATAGAAGTAATGAAAGCAAAATTAGCCGCATTACAAGAATAGTTGAAACTGAGGTGAAAGCCTCAGTCTTAGTAAGATGACAACTTGCTAACTGATGATGACAAGTCACTGAAAGCGTCAAGGAGTTATATTATGACAGTAAAATTGTCAAACTTACCAAGATGGGCTGAATTAGAAGATGAAAAACCAAAAGCACCATCAATGATAATGCTAGCAATAGCAAAAAGACGTGCAGAGATTAAGGAGTATGGTGAGTTGAAGAGACTCAGTGTACAACTAAATCAGCAACTTGTGACAGGAAATATAGGAGAATGGGCTGACGTAGAGAGTTTTGCAAGAAACATACAATGGGTATACAATAGAATGAATTATCTAAAAAGCAAATACCCTAATAGTTGTAAATAAAAGGAGCACAAAATGAAAAAGTTTCAAATAATCTACAGATATGGTGAAATGAGTTATAGGCCATACAGCATAATAGTTGAAGCAGAAGATAAGTTAGAAGCAGAAAGTAAAGCAGCAGAACGATTAGACAACGATGATACAAGAAATTTGGTCATTGATGAGGTTCGTGAGTTAAAATACTAAAAATTTTGAAAAGAAAATCCCTCATTTCTGTTTGGTTTGAAGGATTTTCTATATAAAAATATTTTAAAAAATCAAGGAGGGGGGGCATTTTTGCAGTAAATTTTATAAATATTAGCATATAGACCTCATAGTTTGTATTACTATAGCCAATAATATAAAATATTATATATAAGAAATACTATTTATGAATTTATAAAGATTACTATAAAAATGGGGCCCCTCCTTAAAAATAAAAAATATTTTAGAATTGAAATTCTCTCAAACCAAACAGAAAAAGGAGATAAAGATGAATAAATTAGAAGAATTAAAACTATTTATAGAACAAAGAAATAGAGTCAAAAAGGGAAAACTAACATCATCATACTTCGATGACTTAGAGGTTATAAACAAAGAAATCTGCAAAGTATTACATGATATATGCAGAAATCCATCAAACGAAATAAAGTTATATCTTATACACAATGATGAAGAAATAGTATTAGACCAACCTGATGAAGTGTATGTAGATGTAGAGAACGGAGAGATAATAGGTGCAGCAACATATTGGTCATTATGGTTAGGAAATTATACATATGACTTAATAACCTATGATGTTCCAAGAAAAGGACCTTATTGTTTAGAATTTAAGTTCTATTCAACAAGAATAACAACAAAAGATATAATATTGCAAATAAAAGGAGAATTAACAGATGAAAACTAAAGCAATAGAGTGCTTAAAAGAATTAAAGATATTTAAGCCATATATTAAAGCATTTAAAGAACAAAATTTATTAACAATGTTTGAAAGGTTTGGTGGTTACTTTGTATCAAAAGATTATGGTATGGATGATAAAGAAGTAGACTTCCTACTTAATAAAGTAAAAGAGATTGAAGAAAATAAAAAGAATAAGGTATATGCTATCACACATGATATATTTAATAGTATTGGTGAAATGTATACTTTCTTACTAGTAACTAAAGAGGACCAAGAATATTGTCTTGATAAAGTAGAGAGTCCATCACCTCGTAGCAATTATTACGCTGCGGCTTATGTGTATAATGTATCTTTCCCAGAATTATCAGAGTTTGGTGGCGTTATTATACAAACTTTTGGTGGAGGTATAACACGAATTGGTTAATAAAAATTAAAAACTTGAATATAATAATTATATCAATAAACAATTGATAATACCAAGATTTTTGATAAAAATAAAACGTAGAGATTTATTTTTATTCACTAATCTTGTTATTAGGTAGAGAGTTAAAAACAAACTACCAAATATATTAAAATTTTAAAAGGAGAAAATTATGTCAGTTAAAATTTCTTGTGTAGAATTTGATGAAAACGATATGAACAACACTGTCGTTGAAGCAATTGACAATGCAACAAACGAACCAGTTGCAGCAAAAATTTGGTTCGAAAAATCTAAAAATAAATATCACATTGTATTAGGACCAAATAGTTCAAACAGGAAGTATGTTGCTTGGAACGAATTTGCAAATAATCAAGATGAAAACGGTGAATATCTTGTAGAAGACAAGATTGGTGGACCAAGAACTCTTGGAACTTCTCAACCAGATAAAAAGTTAATTCCTTTCATGACAGAAGAAGACAAAGCATTGTATGATGAGATTATTGAAAGAGCAATTGCTAATAAAGCATCACAAAAGAAACAACCATTGTCAGAAGCAGAAAAGCTCGAGAAACAAATCGCAAAATTACAAGCAAGACTTGCAGGACTCAACGACGAAGACTAATAAGCATATTATTAAGGACTTTGACAGTTATTTGGTGTGCCTCTACCACACAGATAACTAAATTATTAAAATATTAAAAAGGAGAATATAAGATGACAATCATAGATTTTATCTTACCAGAAGACCAAGAAGCATACAAAGGCATTATTGAAAGAGCAACTATTGCTAAAGCAAATGCACCTAAAGTTACTAAAACACGTGGACCAATGACAAAAGAACAAAAAGTTAAAATGACTGAAGGTAAACTTGCTAAATTACAAGCAAAACTTGCTGCTTTAAGAGCTGCAGAATAAGTATTACGAACAACTATAAAATGATATATTTAAAAAGCATATAGTATGTATGCTATATGCTTTTTCGTGAGCGATTATTGAAGGAATAGTTGTGTGGTTCAAGTCCACAATCGCTCTATATACAAGTTGAGGCTCACATAACAAGGCCTCGTGTCACAACATTGTTATGAGTGAGTTCTGAAGCTCCGGTGTCAACCGTTAACGTGCAATGGCTACCAATTAACGCTAGTAGGTAAACGATAGATAAGCGTGCTTTGTTAGTGGTTCAGAGCGTAGGAAACTGACAAACCAAACCACTATTGGTTGGTAGCTACGTTCGAGCAACTAAAACTTATATAGCGATATAAGTACCAATATTTTATGAGCGGAATAGGTGCAAATCCTTACCTGCTCTCCAAGGAGTGAATAATCTTGTTCATAAAGTCAGTTGAAACTTAGACTGATAACTCCTTTGTGGCTAGTGTCCTAGTCAGCACTAGCCAATATGCAGAAAAATGGTTTGAAGAAGTTCCATAATTCTGCAATTTAATGGGTCGCACCCAACGGTTAGTGACGAGATGGTATCAACTCAATTAACAAATAATTGTAAGAGTCGCTCTCTTACTTTATGAGAACTTAGGGTTAGCCTAAATCTCTACTGCAATGTAGAAGTTCTCGGAGGTATACGCATATGCGTAATTTAAAGGTGACTGTTAGTGTAAAAGAGTCGTGTGGAGATTTGATAAGAAAGTTATCAGATTTAGAAGGCATGCATCCTACTAACAGTCCTTTTTGTTTTTCAGCGATTATGACGAAAGACAAAGAGGAAGTAGGTAAAGAACAAACCTACACAATAAAATTTAACATCTTAGTAGCTCCTAGAGAAAAGTCGAATGTATTTACAATTACAGAGATTGCACAAAAATTATATTTTAATCACAAAGAAGATGAGAATATAACTTATGTAATGCCACCTCTTGAGACATATATGAGTGTCTTTAAACCTAATTTGTATAATATGGTAAACAAAGCATATAAGCATTATGCTAATTTAATACCAGACAAAGAAGAGTTAATGGCAATACTTATGTATTCTCTTGTAAAATTGTATAACAAAGGTTATTATCTTCATAATTCTTTAATTTATAAGTCATTTATAAATGAACTTAATATGGAAATAAGAAAACTAAAATATCACGAGAATGATATATCTATTGATGAGCAAGTTAATTCTGAGGAAGGAACCACAACAGTTGGAGATTTAATTCCTGACCAAGAAGAAACTTTTAAAGCTTATTCACAATATCATTATACAGATATTGACTATTGGGAAGAAATGTTTAACTTTATAAAGAAAGATATGTTAAAAGAAATGAGCCAATTATCATTTGATAGAATTCTTAAACAATTAGAAACAAAAACAATTGATAATAGAACTGCAAAACTTTTAATGAAATATAGAGAAAAATATAATCCTGAATATTCACCTAGACCAAATAGAAAAAGAGATAACACACCTATTAAGCCACATTTAAAAGGAGAAAATAAATGTTAAACTTAAACGAAAAAGAAATAGAAAAGATAAGAGAAAATTCATCAATGTCACAATTTTGTTTTTATCTTGATGATATAACTAAATTAAAATGTTTACAAAAATTAGCATTGATTGGCTATGATGGCAAGAAAGGCACATTAGCATCAACAATTAGAGTATTGCTTAATATGTTTGCTGATGGAAAGTTTAATGACCAGATAAATTATATAACTGAAGAAATTAAGAAAGAAGCACGTTTTACAACAAAGAAAAATAAAAGGAGTTCTATGTAAAATGATAAATGTTATTGAAGTTAATCGCGAGGAAGGATTAAGATTACTGTATAATTATATTGTGTCACATGAGATTAAAGTACAGCAAGGATTAAATATAAATAATTGTACTAATAGTGAGTTAAGAGATATACTTAATACTGCAGATAGTAATAACAAATATGTTATTAAAGAATTAAAAGCAGAAGAAGATAAGCTTAGAGCTAAACAAGAAAAAGAACTACTAGAAAAAATAGAAGAATTAAAGGCTCTATTAGAAGTGAGGTAATCATGAGTGAGTTATCATTTAATGAGAGAATTGTCCTGAGTAACTTATCAAAGAAATGGTGTTGGATTGCAAGAGATGCTAGTGACAAATTGTTCTTATTTAAAAATAGACCTAATAAAAATCCTAATAACTTAGAATGGGACACTGATACAGATTATGTAGATTTTTCTTGTTATGGTCACTTATTTAAGTTTATTAACTGGAAAGATAAAGAGCCATATAAAATAAGTTTATTGTTGGAGGAAATAATTATATGAATCAAATGTTAGATAATTACCCACCTGGTATGACAACAGAAGATTACATTCATGTTGGTGAGTATCCTGACCCAAACACATATTGTGATATGTGTGGTGAAAGATTAGACCCCGAGGAAGATGACTGGTATGAAGAAGATGACGGTATATATTGTGAGCATTGTCATAATATAATGTTGGAGGAATAAAATGAATAGAGAACAAATAGGAAAATTTCTCATTTTAAGAGAATTGCAACATAAAGATAATGTTGGCAAATTAAATGAGATAGGCAAAGATACTTTGTTAATGCTTCAATTTGATGAAGACAATTTAAACAATAAAGATATGAAAGAAGTTTTAGAATTTATTGACAATTTAGAAGCAAACCAAAACCAAAAAGCAATAAAATGCTTGAAAGAAATTAGAAGACTAATGTTTGGAACAGATAAAGAAGGACTTTGTTTTGGAACATTAACTTGGCAAGAAAATATGGAATTTATTGACAACAAAATAAAAGAATTGGAGAAAGAAGATGATAATTAGAGTAAATATGTCTGAAGAAGTGGCTGATTATTATGCTGGTTATAATCTTGATTATATTGTAGATGTATTATTAAAAGAAGTTGACTTTATGAATTTGCCAAAATATAGTGGCAAAAGAGAAGTTATTAGAGATGTAGATGTCCAGAATGATTTATATAAAACTTTGTATAATACTTTAGGACCAAGGTCAAATAAAGTTTCTTTGTCAAGATTGTTAGAATATGGTTATAATATTGATGTAATTGGTCAGTATAATATACCAATAGATGATGGTTATGAAGCTCGTAGTGAAAAAGATAAATGTATATCGCTTTTACATAAAGCATATATAAATTTATTAGATGCAAGCAAAATAGATAATAACATATCTAGTATGAAAGATATTGTGTATCAATATATGTTATTTTTAAAAGGAGAAAAATAATGGGAATAGGTATTTTAATTGGTGTAATGATTATACCTGCTATTGTTGGTTTATTTGCATTAGTTTTAACTGCTATTTATGCAATACCATATTATAAGGCAGCAATACAATTTCATTTTGCTAAAAAGAAAGAAGCAAAATTTAATAAGAAAGAAGGAGAATAAAATGAGAAGAGTAAACGGTAGAATTGAAGAGGCAACAAAGAACGAATTATTAGAAATGTATTTAATGTCCAATTGGCATAAAACTTGTTCATTTGAATCTTTTTTAAACATATTTAAAGAAGATGGATGCATTATTAAGGAGGAAGAAAAATGCGATTACCAAACAGAACCTTCTGTAGCAAATGTCCAGTCTACGACTTCGGAACAGAAGACGATTGTGACTGCAACGCCTACAGAGAAAGAAAGAATTGCTTCGGAAGATATTACGAGTCAACAAACGAGCGACTCTGCAACTTCTGTAAACACCAAGGAGAATGTATCGATAAATGTGAAGAAGACACTCCCTGGGACACCTGTGAAGAAAAAAGTCAACGTGAAAGTATCGACCCAGTCAAAAGTAATTGGGAAAAATACGGAGCACCATTCTAAGGAGGTATAATATGGACAAAACTACATGGACAAAGCATTTAAGAAAAGAAACTGCTAAACGTAAAGCTAAAAATAAGAAAGCTAAAGAAAGTAGGAAAATAAATTATGGAAGAAATAAATGATAGTCTAAACTATAGAATAAATTGTTTTGAAAAATTATTCTATGACTTACAAGATACTTCTTCTAGATTAGAAAAAGAATATTTAGTAGATACATTTTTAAAAGAACATCCAGATTATAAAAATGACTGGTATTATATTTTAGAAGTTATTGATAATAAACATCCATTAGGTTTTAAATTAAATGAAGATTGGCAAGAAGATATGAGCATGAGATATGATGCAGTTAAAAATTATTCTACTATTAAAGAAATGATTGAAGAACTTTTAATACCTAGTAAAGAACATGATTGGTCAGTAGCAAATGTTGATACACATATTGTAAAAATAGTTGGTTATTATGATTTTCTTGCTCCTATTGTAAATAGAACATTAAGATTAGGTATTGGTAAATCTCTTTTAGGAAAAACAAATTTATCACCAATGTTAGCTAAAAAGTATGAAGGTCAAAATTTAATTGAAAATGTATATGTTACTGAAAAATTAGATGGCAATAGATGTATAGCATATTATGATGGTGAGAAATGGTGTTATCAATCTCGTAATGGTAAACCAATGAAAGTTGATTTTGATATGAGCAATCTTCCTACAGATTTTATTTTTGATGGTGAAGTAATGAGTTTGGAACAAACACTTGCTTCTATTAAGAGAACTAGACCACTAGAATTAACAAAAAGTGTAATTGAAGATACAAATAATTCTCAAATCTTGTTTAATAAAACTTCTGGATTGATTAACTCTAATTCAACAAATAAAAATCTTGTATATAACATATTTGATATAATAGAAAATCCAGCTATAACTTATAAACATAGACGTGCAATGTTAAATCTTTTAAAACCTACAGGGTCTAATGTTAGAATTCTTCCAGTATTATATTATGGAAAAGATATTAACATAATAAATGGTTATTTAGATAGTATGACTAAGCTTGGTGCAGAAGGTATAATGTTAAACACTGAGGATGGTTCTTATGAACATAAGCGAACAAATGTATTACTTAAATATAAAGAAGTATATACATTAGATATGAGAGTAGTATCTATGTATGAAGGTGAAGGAAAATATGAAGGATTGTGCGGTGGCATAATGTGTGAAATTAAAAAAGATAATGGTGATTATATTTCTTGTAAGATTGGCTCAGGATTATCAGATTTTCAGCGTTTTAATTGGTGGAAAAAGCCAGAACTAATTGTAAATAAAATTGTAGAAATTGCTTATCAATCATTATCTCAAGATTCAACAATTCAAGGTAGTAATATTTATTCACTTAGATTTCCTCGACTAATAAGAGTTAGAGAAGATAAAGCAACTACTAGCGAATACTAATTAAATTTCTTATATATAATAATTTCAATTAAAAATTCTTATATATTTTTATATTAAAACATATTTTTGATTAAATTATTATATATAAGAATGCGCGTAGTGCGATATTATATCAAATAAATAATTTTAAAATTTTTGAATATAATATTATATGAAAACAAATTAAAAGGAGCTTAAATTATGGCTGATGAAAAGATAAAAATTAACGACAAAATACTTCAGTATGGTGTTTTAAGTGATAATAATGGTTATCAATTATATTTGTACCCAGGTATGACAGTTGCAGAACTTGCTTTTAATGTAATGGTTACTATTAGATTGCTTGAAAAAGATGGTTATATCAAAAATAAAAAAGATTTTGATAGATTAGTTAAAAAATATTATAGTGACCCACAATATGAACCAATAAATTTGGAGGAAAAGTAAATGAGAATAATAATTGAAGGTTGTGATGGAACTGGAAAAACAACATTGGCTAAGAAATTAGCAAAGAAATATGACTTAGATTACATGCATTTTAGAAATACAGACCCAACAGATAAAACTTTTTATGTTCAATCATTAAGAAAAGAATCTTTTGTATATGATAGAAACTTTATAAGTGAAATAGTATACCCAAAAGTATTTAATAGAAAACCAAAAATAAATAGACGTGGAATAAATGATATTTATTTTTATTGCTCAAAAATTGATGTTTACATTATTATAATGACAAATACACCAGAAACTATATTTAACAGATTAAAAGCAAGAGACACAAAAAGAAGCAGCGATAAACTAGAACCTGATTGTGTTTATAAAAATATAACTTTTATAGATGATGCATTTATAAAAGAATATGCAATAGCTAAAAAGTATAATTGTAAAGTTATTTTATATGATAATAATATAGATAACATAAATAAAATATATAAATTTTTAGGTAGGTAAATATGAAAGATATAGAAGTAAAAATATTATACCATAATTTTAATGGAATGCCTAAATTTTTAGCAATGCTAACCCAACGTGGACATGATATTACTTGTATGAATGATTTGTTAGAACTTTATAATAAAGTTATTGATACAAAACCTAGTTCATATTTATTGTCATTACCACATACAACGATAAAAAGAATGTGTTATATGACTGTTGCTATCACTGGTTTATCAACTAAAGCTGTATCTCAATTAAGAACGCACGCAACAAGACTAACATTTATATCTACTTCAACACAATATTCAAAATATGATACGCGTAAAAATAACTTTTTAATTCCAAGTGATGATAGTAATTTTAATAATGCGTATAAAAATATTCAAATTGAATATAATAATATGATAAATAATGGAGTTGACAGAGATATTGCTTCATATTTATTACCACAAGGACTTAGAAAAGCACTTATAATTTCTGGAAATATGGATGCTTGGCAATATGTATTAAGTACACGTATGTGTAAACGTAATACAAAAGAAGTTCAATATATTTGTAAGCTAATATATAAAGAAATAGAAAAAGAATGCGGTAAAGAATTTTGTAATAATATGGAACCAAGTTGTTATAAAGGTAAATGTAGAGAAGGTAAATTTTCTTGTGGTAAACCATTCACAGATGAGGACTTAAAATGTTAAATAATGAAACTGATATAATACAAAGAGCAAAATTTTTACGCTATAATAGTTGTAATACTTTGCCAATGAAAAAATGTGTAAGTCAAGCATTAAATGAACTTGGTGATAAAAAAGAATTATGTTCTATTTATAGTTTATTTGATATAACTAAAAATGATATAGAAAATTATTTATTAGATAAGTATTTTATTAAGGAGATAGTATGAAAGTTAAAATAATTGATTTTGGTTATACAAAATTACCAGAAAGAAAACATCATAATGATACAGGTTGTGACGTTTATCTTGAATATGATGTAAGATTAAAACCTAAACAAACAGTATGTATTCCTTGTAAATTTGGTTTAGAATTACCTGATGGTTTAAATGCACATTTTCAGGCAAGAACCTCTATTGCTAAAAAAGGTATATATGTTCATCAATGTGCAATTGATGCAGGTTATCGTGGTGAAATACACATGATTGTAACTAATTTAAGTGATGAAGAATATTACTTTGAAAAAGGTGATAGATTAGCATATTTAGAAATATACCCTTGTGTATATATTGATTTTGCTAAAAATTTTGATAATGAAAGAGGAACAGGAGCTTTTGGTTCAACAGGGAGGTAATATGAAGAAGTTTGATAATATGGAAGATGCGGTGGAATATGTTGAAAAACTTCAGCTCTTAATGAGAGATGCTACAAGTTTGAATACTATTGTTGGAACAGACGAACATGGTGAAACAGAATTAGGTGATTTAATAGAAGATGAAAATGCTAAATCACCAGAACAAATAGCTATAGAGTCATATGAAAAAGAAAATTTATGGAAAATAGCTGAAGCTCATTTATCGCCAAGAGAATTATCTGTTATAAAAATGAGAATGGGTTATGATACATGTCCTATGACTTTACAAGAAATAGCAAATGTATATAGTGTTACAAGAGAAAGAATTAGACAAATAGAGTCTAAAGCATTGGCAAAATTAAAGAGGTACTATGAAAAGTACCTTTATGGGTGGTCAGAGAATTAGGTCAGTGCAACTCTGACCACACCCTGAATGGCAGTAAACCTATTTTAAATTAAAAGGAGATAAATAGTGACTCAAGAAGAACTAAATATTATTGTAGATAGTGTCAAGTTTTCAGCACCAGTTTATGCGAGTAGAATAATAGAATCATTAGACAACTTCATAAAAGATTATAACAGTAAAGTTGCTACAATTAAACAATTAGAAGCTAAACAAGCTGAAACTAAATATCAACAAGTGGAAATGGACACTATCAATCATGAAGAGCATAAAGAAGAAAATGCTAAACCAAAAGTAGTTCCACTAAAAGGAGAATAAAATGCCAGATGAACATTCATTGTTAAGTGCTTCAACAGCTCATAGATGGCTAGAATGTACACCTAGCGCAAGATTAGAACAATTAGAAGAAGGTGAATGTTCTGTTTATGCTGAAGAAGGTACTGAAGCACATGCTTATGCTGAACTTTTGTTAAATTATAAACTTAACAAAATAAGTGAAGAAGATTTTCTTGTTAAAAAGCAAGCTTTCTTAAGTGATAGTAAATATTTTAATCAAGAATTTAATGAGTATGTAATGTCTTATGTAGATTACGTTATGAAACGTGTAATAGAGATAGGAAAAGAAAATTGTAAAACTTATGTAGAATGTAAAGTAAACTTTTCTAACATTGTCCCTCAAGGTTTTGGAACAGCAGATATGTTAATAGTAACTGATACAAGTATTATTGTTATTGATTTGAAATTTGGTACTGGAGTTCCTGTATCTGTTAAAGGTAATCCACAATTAAGATTATATGCTGTAGGTGCATTAAATTTATTTCCTAATAGCACAGACGTTGAAATGGTAATATTTCAGCCAAGATTAAATAGTATAGATAGTGATGTAATGAGTAAAAAAGATATATTAGATTGGGCTGTAAATTATGTAGTTCCACGAGCTGATGAAGCTGTTCAGGGTACAGGTAAATTAAATGCAGGTGAAAAACAATGTAGATTTTGTAAATTAAGAGGAAAGTGTAAAGCTAGAGCAGATATGCAACTTGGTGAAGCACAAAGAGAATTTGCAATACCTACTGAAAAGAATATAGATACTTTGAGTAATACATTGTCTAATGAACAACTAGGTAAAATATTAAGTACTGCACCACTGTTTATAGAATGGTTTAATGATATTGAAAAATATGCATTACATCAAATGTTAAATGGTGCAAAAATACCAGGTTATAAATTAGTAGAAGGTAGAAGCTCAAGAATTATAACTGACCCAGACGCTGTTGAGTCCGTCTTGAAAGAAGTAGGCTTAACAAAAGAAATGATTTATGAGGAACCTAAACTTAAAGGTATCTCAAAATTAGAAGCCATTGTTGGTAAAAAGTTATTTCAAAATCTTTGTGGAGAGTATATGACAAAACCAGCAGGCAAGGTCACAATAGTAAAAGAAGATGATGCTAGACCAGAAATTAGTACATTAGCAATAGCTCAACGCGAATTTGCTGATGTTATAGATTATGATAATAAGGAGAATAGTTAATTATGGAAAATAGTTTAAACACAAAAGTTGTTACAGGAAAAGTTAGATTTAGTTTTGTAAATATTATGGAACCAAAGGCATTTGGTGAAGGTCAACCACCTAAATATTCAATTATGTTGTTGATACCAAAAAGTGATGTAGGAACAGTTGATAGAATTAGAAAAGCAATTGCTGCTGCAGCTGAAAAAGGTAAAGCAACAAAATTTGGTGGAAAACTTCCAGTTGTTGTTAAAAATACATTTAAAGATGCTGATGTTGATACAAACCAAGATGGTGAAGTATTTGCAGATATTTGGGATTATACTAAAAATCATTATATTATAAATGTATCAAGCAAAAATCCACCACAAGTAGTTGATAAAGATAGAAATCCTATTTTAGATTTAACTGAAGTTTATAGCGGTTGTTATGGTAGAGCAAGTATAAATTTCTTTGCATATAATAACAATGGAAATAAAGGTGTATCAGCAGGTCTTGGAAACATACAAAAACTTGAAGATGGTGAACCACTTGGTGGATTTACAACAGCAGAACAAGATTTTGCAGACTAATTATTTTAGGAGCTTCGGCTCCTATTATGCTCTTAAGGGTATTAACTATGTTCAACTCATAGTAAGAGCTACAATATTATAAGGAGATTGTTATGTCAGATAAAGAAAGTGAAGCACGTCTCCAACGCAGATGTCAACAAATTGTAAAAGATAATGGTGCATTTGTGTTTAAGACACATGGTAGTATGTATACTAGAGCAGGTATACCAGATTTAGTAGCATGCGTTCCAACAGAAATTGAAACACTTAAAAAGATGTTAGATGATGGTTGGTTTAAAAGTAATAAAATTGGTATCTTTGTAGGACTGGAACTTAAAAAAGAAAATCACCTTAAAGACCTGAGTCAAGCACAAGAAATTGTAGGAAACGAAATTAAATCAGCAGGCGGTATATGGTTTGCAATAGATGATAGTGATTTAGTTTATGCAATTATAAAAACTTTGAGAGGTGAAATGTAATGCAATATAGTGAATATATAACAAAAAGAAGACAATATCAAGAAGTTGGAAGAGATTTGTTATTAACTAAAAAGCATGCATGTTTATTTTATGAACCTGGAAAAGGAAAAACTTACCCAACAATTGATGCAATTAGAGAAATAGAAAAGCTCAAAGGTAGAAAAATAAATGTACTTATAATATCTTCTTGTGATGCAATTAGAAAAATGTGGAAACCTGATATTGTAGTTCAAAGAATATTACCAGAAAATACTTATCTTGTAACAGATAGAACTGCTATTGGTGCAATATCTGAAGAACTTTTAAAAATGAAATGGGATGTTCTTGTAGTAGATGAGTGTCATATTGTTAAAGCTCATAATTCTAAAATACACAGATTAGTAAGAAAAATATCTGTAAAAACAGAATATGTATTTGGTTTAACTGGAACACCAAGAGGAAATAGTGATATAGATATTTGGTGTCAACTTCAAGCATTAGATGTTGCAGACCAAGGTAGATATTCATATACATTTTGGACAAATATGTGGTGTAATTTTGAAATAGGTTATGGTCATTTTGGACAATTTAAACAACCAGTTGGTATTAAAAAATCTTTATTGCCAAAGTGGAATGAATTGTTAGAAGAATATTGTCAATTTGTAGATTATGATGAAGAAGATGATATGCCTGATTTGAATGTTAATGTAGTTAAGATACCATATGTAAAAACAGAAGAATATAAACAAGCTTTTAAAGGTATAATTGATGTTGGTGAATTTGCTACAACTACTACAAAAATGGTTGCAATTAGTAAAGCACATCAAGCATGTAATGGTTATTTATATTTACCAGATAAAACTGTTTATAGAATACATCCTAATAGTAAAATTAAATGGTTGTTAGAAAATTTAGATGGAACAAAAAGATATGTTATAGTATATAAACATATTGCTGATTATGTAGAACTTTGTGAAGCTTTTCCAGGAATTTATAGAACAGACGATGTTGACCAATTTAAGAAAGGTAATTATCAAATATTGTTATTACAATGTGGTTGTTGTCAATCATTTAATTTACAAAACTATGCTCATAATATTATATTTTATACATTAGATTATTCTTTTATAAAGTATAAACAAATGATACATAGATTATGGAGGTTAGGGCAATCAATTCCAACTATTGTAACTGTATTACAACATGAAGGTACAGTAGAAAAACAAATATGGGATGCTGTTAAAGACAAACAGAAAATGCATGATTTATATATGTCTATTAGAAGGAGTTAATAAGTAAATATGGATGAAATGTTGGCACGTGTTAATCAACTATACCCAAATAGTGGCTATGTAAAAATAGCAAAGTATGATGAAGCTTTTTGGCAAGATAAAAAATATGATAGCAAGCAAGATAATAAAGCACCATTAAATAAATGGAGAACTAGTCCATTTAATTATAATGAAGCACAACGATTAGTAGAGCAAGGTTATAGAATAGGTTGGATTGTACCTACAGGTTATGTTATAGTAGATATAGATAACGAGGACCATCCAGATAGTTCAACTTATGTAGAAAGATTATTGCATAAGCTTGATATACCTTATAATTATAACAGAACTTCTCGTGGTGTTCATTTTTTGTTTAAAGACACAAATTGTCAAATAATGACTGATGCTGTAACAAAATGTTCCATTGGTATAACTGTAGACCATAGAGCAAATAATAAAGGTTATGTTATTTTGCCATGTAATGACCCTCATAGAAGTTGGGGTGATTGGAAAGCTGATATAAATGAAATACCATTTTTCTTAAAACCTATGATGATTGCTAAAAATCAAATAGAAACTTTTATAGGTATGGGAAATGGTGAAGGTAGAAACACAGAATTATTTAAGTGGAGAACTAAATTATTACAAACAAATAAATTAACAAAAGAACAGTTAGATTTGTCTTTAACATATATAAATGAGAATTTATTTGAAACTCCTTTACCACCAGAAGAAATGGAGAAGTCAGTTTTAAAACCAAGAAAAACTGATGACCAACAAGCCGAAAAATCTGAAAAGCAAAAATTAAATGTATTAGAAAAAGAAAACATATATAATACTGTTGCAAAACAATTAACAAGTCAATTTGATTTAATGTGTATTGGACACAAACAATATTATATGTTTGATAAGTCGTATTATAAACCTCTTAGAGATATTGATGTTGAAAGATTGATACACACAGAAATAAGTGAAAATATACCTGATTTAGGTAGACGTGAAATAATGAAATTCTTATCATTGAAAACACTTGTAGAACCTCAAGAAATTGATAGAGTATGGAATAGAATAGCATGTGGTAATGGTGTAATAGATTTAGTAACAGGTGAGTTATTAGAACCTGATAGAAATGAAAAGAATACAATAGCAATACAGTGGAATTATAATAAAGACCCTATGCACTCTCCAAAGATTGATGAGTTTATGCATCATCTTGCTGCAAATAGAGATGGTAGTGTTAATATTATGAAAGAACAATTTTTGTA